GTTTTATCAACATGAATGATCCCACCTACGCAGTTAATTCCCCAGACTTCATCGAAATGTTCTGAACGTATTCTAGCGGCAATATAGTCGGAGTAACTTCCACCCAATCCAACAATAGCTATCTTCATGTGCGAGGCCTTGTAGGTAAACCTTGTCGATAAGCGTCTGAGTTCTCTCTAGCTTCTCCGTAATCTTTTAATCTTTCTAAAGACTGCATAAATCTATCTTGATACATCTTCATTATGTCCGGCTCCCCCTTCATATAAATATAGGCTTCAATTAAACTTCCATATAACAAAGCATTTGGCGCATTTTCGCTTAACCATGTTGTACCGTTGTCACCAACCGTTGCACTAGTGAGGCTGATAGGTCTGTAAAAATAATGTAATTCCGCAGTATAAACTACCGCAGGTATTGGTGCTAAAATAAAATTGTTTATGTCGAAATAAGCGTAATACTTAGGTACACCTGTTGCTGAAGTTGGATTAAAAGATTGAACAAAATTTACGTCTTTTTCTAATAAAAACTCTTTACTGCCCGCATTTTCAATGGATAAACTAAATGACGCTAAATAATCCGAAGGGACTTGCAAGTACGGATTAGTCCCCGTTCCCGACGTTACACCCGCTACATTTTTTCTAAAGTATTGTAGGTCTATTGAGTTCAATATTGTTTGTTCGGCGCTCCGTATAAAATCATCGATATTAGCCACAAACGAGGTTTCCGTGTTGTCCGCATAATTTTGTATAGCAGCTTTTAATTGTGCGTATGTATAGCTCATGTTATTACCACCTTTACACTACCTACGGAACCCGTAGGAACTAAGGGATTAGGAGTTAAGTTAAAATTAAAACGTTGCCCAACGGGATTAAAACCGTAATTAATAACCCTTTCTTGTGCTACGTTTTGAGGGGGTCGGGCATCTTTTAATGCTTGAACGTCAGACACTTTAGTAAATGGACCTAATTGTGGTTGTTTGGGCTCATACTCATCTTTTCCAACTAAAAGTCCGTTCCATTCTTTCCGCATATCGGTGTATTTATAACGAAAACCCGACCTATCTGAAATAGCGTAAGCATTTTTTCCCGTTGCAAATTTAGCCATTAATTTGACCTAAAATAATTGTAGGAAGGCGCTACATTAAAAGAAGCCCTATCCCTGTCTTCGGTTGCAGCTCTTTCAAACTCTTCTTCGTACAAAGATTTTAATATTTGAACTCTGTCTGGGGCCTTTTTCATAGCAATGTAGTAAGCTAATCCCGCCGCTAAACAGGGGTAAAACCTAAAAGGCATCGCTAATGTGTTTGTATATGTATCGGCATCATCCATGCGAGTTAACGCATTATAATAGACAACATCCGTAGAATTATCTGGGAGAGGCCAAAGATTTAACACAGGCGTTGTTTGTCTATCTAAAAAAAATTGATTTACACGACTTTCGGTTGTTTTATTTGGAATTGAAATAAAACCGTCTCTACTCATTCTGTCTAAAGAATAGTCTGTACCATCTCTTTTAACCACAACGGATAAGATATCAATAATATCTGTGTCTAAGGGATAAGTACCATCGGCTTTAGTAACTGTAAAATTTCGTTGTTTTATAGTCCATTGATTCAAACCCCGGTTAGCCCATTCTGCTAACAATAAATTAAGAGATCTTTTTGCCGTTTTTAAATCATATCCCGTTCTAACTTCAACGCCACAACGTTCAAAAGCTTCTTCAATGTACTCCGAAACGTCTAGTTCAAAATCTGTACTACCTGAAACCGCCATATTTACCCCAACAATCTAGCCGCAAAAGGAACCACTAAAACTAAAAAAGCAATTCCCCATACTTTGGCATCTAACAATTTAAGCGTATTTTTCTGATCGCTTAATTTTTCTTCAATGTTTTTATATCTAAGCAAACACTCCGCTTCATGTTTTTCTAGTTCTTTTAATACTTCTATCGCTTTCATAACATTACCACGCTTTACAGGACCAATATCTAGCCGAGAACTTATCCTTTGCGGTGTCGCACTTATGACGAGCTTTAAAACTTTTTCGGTTAGCAGGTTGATCTTTTTTTATAGACATGTTGGGATCTCCAAATCTAACTAATTTTATTTGGTCCCCTTTTTTAGCCAAAACGGCACTCTTTTTGTTTTTATTAGGGGTTCGTTTCGGTTTATTATATCCAGCAAACGACTCTCCGCGATAAACGACTCTTCCAGAAGGAGTTCGTTTTGCGTTTTGAGTAGTAGCCATTGAACACCCCTAATTAAAGAAAACTGTTAAAGAAGACATTGTTTCTGAACTATACGTTACATATGCACCGTTTTTACACAAAAGACCTTCGTCAGGGATATCTGGATATTCGGTGGTATTTGCATTACTCACCGTATTAAACTGCATACGTATAGGACCTGTTTCTGAAGATTCTCTAAAACTTATCTTACCGCCAGTAGCGGTATTAACAGCATATAGACCCCTAAGTCGGCATCTTCCTGCAAAAATAGTAGCTTGTACGGTAGTACCCGAACCCGCTTCAACTGTGCCCGCTGGATTTCCTACTGCGGTAATCTGAGTGACCGTTGCAAATATTGATGTTCCCGTTGCTATTCCAGCGTTGCCACCGGTAAGAGTTTCTACTAGAGCCGCGCCGCTTACACTTGTCCCAGTAATTGTAAAAGATTTATCACTATCATTACCACCAGAAGTAATGGTCACATTTCTAAATTCATCAAAAGTAACAGCACCGCCATCTGCTAACGCACCACCTATAACTAAGTTAGCGTTGTTTCCAACCTGTGCGCTTAGTGAAATTCCGTTTGGGTCAGCTAGTGCAGCTTCAATTAAGGTGGCTTGTACGTCTGAACCTGCCATATTATTCTCCTTTAAAGTGTAGGCGGGGAGTTACCCCCGCCAGATTAATTAACTAGTAGCAAAGACCGAAGTACCCGCCGCCGCACCAGAACCTGAAGACGCGAGACGCGCTTCCGCTCTCCACGCAGCTCCACTATAAGTAAATATTATGCGGCTTCCAATTCCCGGTCCCGCGTTGGTTAGACCAACTGCATTAAGGAAATCATGGCTAGTGCCATTCGCTACTAACACTGCGTTAACATTTGCTAGTACAGTAGTGTTCTTGTATATTGCAGAATTTACTGCAAAGAACTCACCCGAAGTACCAAACTTCATAGTCTGTCCGTTAGACGCAAGAACGTTGTAATCAACAATAATTGAATCGCCTTCTTCGGAATCCGCTTGAGCTGGTAGCGTTGCTACTATCGCGTTACCATTAGCTGGTGTAAGATAGTGAGTGTTTTTTACCAGAGGTGCATCGAAACCGTTTGCCATTTGTAAAATGGTTCCCGTTGCTGCAACTACACCCGTTTTATTAGAAATACCGTCATCTACTTTAGCTGACTCACCATAGGTTGAACCCGTAGTTATGGTTCCGGTTGTAGAGTCAATATCAATATCATGAAATCCGTTTTGGGAACGAACTGGTCCGTTAAAAGTTGTATTAGCCATGTTAATCTCCTTGTCGTGGCAAATGTCAGACGCGGAATGCGGCTGTCAAGGTGATTGTAGAATACATCAATTGAAAAGAAAAAGAAAGGGTCAAGCGTTAATACTTGACCCTCCCCCTATTTATTTATCTTTTTTAGCTTCTTCTGCAATAATAAGTCCTAGAACGGCACATGCAACACCGATGAACAATAATTCGCCCACACCCGATATTATACCTATACCTATTACTCCTACACCTATCGCAGCATAGCTTGACGGTTCAGACAGACGGCCTGTGATCCAATTTATAATTTTCATTTTACTCTCCTTTTTAAACAAAAAGAGGGCGACTAAATAGCCGCCCTCTCTATTTTTAATAGTTCCGATTACGCTCCTGGCGAACCGAAGACACAACGTGGATCCGAGAATCCGAAGCTGTAACGCTCCCTAGCCTTGTATCTCATGTTGCCTGTATCGAAGTCAGACTCCATGTTGGTAGCCATCGGAGTACGCTCAAAGTGGATAAACCCACGAGGTGCATCTGTTTTAACCCACCACGCATCTGGATCATTTAGGAAGTCATTGACAGCATAACCGTCAGGAACCATTCCCATTGTTTTGATTGCGTTAGCGTCGTTATCCGCAGTGCCAACCCGAAGATTAGATACCATGATACGTTCTGCGATGAACTGAAGTTGACGTGGTAGAATTAACTTCATACCGCGAAGAGCAACTTTTAGCCCACGCTCATCCACATAGCCAGCGATGTTGATTAACGCATCTTCCAAAGAAGTTTCGTTTAGATCAGCAGCAACCGCTGGTGTGTTTGATAGTGTCCCACCATTAACAAGAGGGTGTGAAGCTGAACAAAGTGCAACTCCATCTCCTCCGGCAGAAGCACCACCTGTGAACGCGTTGTTCAAGATGCTTGCAGCTTTTACCTGTTTCGTGTGAGCCATTGACCTAGCAAGAGCACGGGTATATCGGCTTCCGAGACGATCATAAAGATTGTCCTCGATAGCTTCTTCCGTGATTGAGAATGCCAATGCGATGGTTTCGTTGTTGTAACGAGCTGTGTAGGCCTCGCCAGCATCATCGAAATTTACTGCGTTGCCTTCCGACTTGTTCGGAGCAGCACCAAATCCAGAGAGCATAACCTCTTCTTCAAACGCTCTGTCTGAAGATTCAGTCGTATAGATCTCTGCATGTTGGTTTTCGTACCTGTCGTATTCCATGCCAAATAAGGCATTGAGACCAGGCTCTAGCTCTTTCGCTAGTTGTGCGCGTGATATAGCCATTTGCTAGTCTCCTTTCTACGCTAGTGCTATCGTAGAAACAGTACCCTGTGCAACGGAACCAGTAGGTGCGTTGAAGTGGTTGTTTATACGAACGATTAAGGGAATACCAGCAACAGTAAAGTCTTCATTATCGACATCGTCTTGGATGCCCATAACTCTAAGAGCTAAAGCTGCGGTATTTGCGACAGTATTTAGATCCGCAGTTCCAGAAGATATACCAGTACTATCAGTACCAGAGTTACCCGCTGCAAGAGCGATGTTTGAGAAGACCGCTGTGCGAACCTCTGCTTCAGTGTTGTAGCCAGCTACTACATTAGATGTAGCAATTGAGAACAATTGGTTTGGACTGTCATACAAGAAAGCTTTGACGGGGAAATTAGTATCCGCGCCAGAACCTTGCCAAGTATTAGAGAAAGTCATTTTACCAGTAGAGCTTGAGACGAACTCACAACCCCAGAAAACACCAACAATAGAGACAGTACCACCAGCCGCAGCTTGTAGATCGTCAATAACTCCAGTCGCCAACGGAATAACCGCTTGGCCCTGATAGAGTTTGTTAGTGTTTCCGGCAGCTATTCGATATTCGCTCAAACCAGTGGAGTTGGGCATAGCACCCTGCATACTTATCGGTCTAAGACCGTATGCACCATTAGTATTTGCCATTATAGCACCTCATTAATTAATCAGAAGAGGGTTTTCCTCTGCCGAAGGTTACACGACTTTGCCTACTCTGATGAATAGGCATCAAAGGATTTTGTTCCTTCATTAGATCTTGATCGACTGCCGTCATTGCTTCGCGGGTCCGGGTCCCGTAATACTCGTTTCTTTCATTGGCGGTTTCGATAGGTATTCGACACAACATTAGGCCACCGTTACCAATAACTCCTGCAAATTTACCATCTTCGATGGTTGGAGCTTCATAGTCAGGATACTCTTCAGAACGAACGGGTTCCCATCCTTCACGAAGTTTAGCATGAACATTTGTCTTGTCATCCTCTCCTCGCATAGCTGTTCGTATCCAACGATGCACATAACCCTCTGGGGGTTCTGGGGCATCTAGGCGGCTGGGCGGTGCCCAAGGTTTTCTGCGCGTTTCTTTTTCTCGCGTGTCAGTTGATCGTGGTGCTCTTGCATCTGCCATTTTATTTTCCTTTAGTTGTTAGCTTTTTCGCTAGTTTTCAAAAATTCCTTTGCATATCTATCCAGAGGAACATTTAACTTTTTCGCCATAGCAACTTGTGACGGCGTGAGCTTCACGGTCCTGCGCCCCTGTTTGGTACTGCGGGATGCGGAAGAACCAGCGGGTGCGACCTGGTTACCTCCTCCCGTTTTCTTCGGTTGGGAGCCAGAAAACTTGTCGGGAAAATATTCCCTAATCTGACTATCTACCGTATTGTAGTACTCATCACTACCCATGTCAAAGCCTTCTGCTTCAAGTTTGTTATGAATAGCAAGCGCGGATGCGGTCATAACGTCGTCTTGACCGAACCAAGTATTCTTTTCTGTCCAAGCTTTGGCCTTGGGATCTACCTGTTGAGCCTGTGGTTGTTGGACTTGTTGTTGTGGTTGCTGGACTTGTTGCTGTGGCTGTTGTTGTTGAGCCTGTTGACGAGATCGAGCAACATGAAACCTTTGTTCTTCAATAGCTATTCTATTTAAAACCTCTTGAGCTTGGAGAAGAGCTTCTGAATCCCCATCTTCATGCGCCGCTCTATACGCGTTATGCGCTGCAGCTTTTTGACTCTCAAGTCTGCCACCGTACTCGGCAACGTAACCAGTATCTAATTGTTGCATACGAGTCTTAAGATTTGCAATCTCTTGCTGTTGCATCTGAGCAACTCTCATCGCTTCTTCTTTGTCTCGTTTCTCTTGATGATACTTAGCTGTTTGTTTTTTTATTCTTTTTTGAACGCCTTTGCTGTAAGTCTCAAGCTCCTCATCGGAACCTTCTTCAGGCACCTTCGCTTCAACTTTAGGTTCTTCTGGCTCTTGTTCTACTTGAATCTCAGATTGATCGTCGGATGCGGACTGTTCTTCTTCCAGCTCCAACTCCACCAAGACTTCTTCTTCAGAATCTCCAGCTTGTTTAATTTCAGTTTCTTCACTCATGTCTCTCTCCTAAATATGTTTAACGTCATCTGGCTCTAAAATAGTAGCAATGACTTCGTCATCATTTATGATGCGAACTTCACCACCCTCAATTCTAAAACGTGAGCCAGCATATCGACCAATGCAAACCCATTGACCTTGCTTGCACCACGGCTCTGCGTCGGGTCCAAACTTGTTGGGATCCTTGTAAGCCATTGGGCCAACTCGCATAACATAAGCAACAACAGTAGCTACTGTCTCTCTTTCGCGAATTTCATCTGGAATAAATAATCCACCACCAGTTTTAGCCTTACCCTGGTACGGCATTACAAGAATGCGCCATCCTGTGGGTTGAGGTAGTCTTTCGACAAGGGGTTGATCTATGAGTGAAGGGTCTAAAACCCTTTCATCGGCGGGTATATACGCGCTGTCAGCGATAGAAGACGACTTCTCAGCCTCCTTTTCAGCTTTCCTTTTCTGCGCGACATGTTCAGGAAGATATAAGGTCTTCGACATCGTCTGCGTTTTTCTCCAGCAGGGCTTTAATT